AGATTGACTGACTCATCATCAAAGTTCTCGCCTTCTTTGAGTAAACGTAAATAAACTTTCTCGTTTAAGACAACATCTTTCTGACAATATGTAAGCATGTCTTGAGAAAACGAATCCCAATCTTCAGGCTGTTCATCTTTTGGAAAACCTATAATGTAACCCCAAGTTTTTAGACTGTGCCCGTTCTCACGTACTGGATTAAATAATCTAGACATAACTAAAGTATCTTTGATTTTATGTTTAGTTAAGTCTACTCCGTATAACTTTTTAATAACAGGTAAATCAAAACCTAAAATGTTGTGACCAATTAATGAGTCAGCAGATTTTAAATACTCTATACCTTCTTCAATCTTATCAGGACCAAACGAAACTACAGCTTCACCTAAAGGCTTAGCTACAATACACCAAATCTTATCAGGTTGTAAACCATTAGCTTCTATATCAAATACAATTTCTTTCATAGTGTCTCCTAAAATGGTGCATCTTCCAATGTCATTTCATCTGTTACTTCACTCATTCTACCAGTATCAGAATTATAAAGCAAGCTACAAGCTAATCCGGTATCTCCTGTATACCTAGATTTAAGTACACGAACTTTAGTTGTATTAGATTCAACCTCGTCTTCTGCTTGTTGATTACGCTCAAGTGCAATTACACAATCGGAAAGCTGTGATATACCTTGAGATCCCTTGAGATGAGATAGAGATACTTCAATCCCTTGCTCATGTCCTCGATCACCTGCTGCTCTTCGTAAGTGTGATACTAAAAACATACCAACACCAGTCTCTTCAACCAAAGAACGTAAACGATTCATAAGATTATCTATACCTCTACGTTCATCTGTTTCTGTAAGTTGATTGACTAACATATGTAAATGATCTACAACCACCCACTTACATTCACAGCCTACAATCATGTATCGTAGTTTAGAAAATATTTCGTCAATATCTGTAGCTCCGAGATGGGCATGGATAAATACTTTATCTTTCTGAATAACTCTATCAAATAATTCTGTGAGTTGCTCGTCAGTGTATTGCTTTCGTTTCTCTTCTAAATACAAACGATCATTAGCTTCAATAGAAACTAAACCATCAGCAGTCTTGAGCCAGTTTTCTTCAAGAGCTATGATACCTACATTGTCTGTTGTATGCTTGATTAAGTAGTGAGAAAGCTCTCGTGTGATGCTTGACTTACCAAGTCCTGTACCACCAGTCAATGTAACTAACTCTCCTTTACGCATACCATAAAGCTTTTTGTTTAATCCTTCCCAAGGATAAGCAATGCTTTCTTTCTGCTCTCGATACAACCATTTGTCTTTAGCACTTGACAGTTCCATGATACCTGATGGTGTGTATGTCTTAGCATCCCACCATGCTTTCGTAAACTGTGCGTACTGTCCTTGCTCAAGCATAGCATTAGCATCTTTAAAACCCTCAGGTAAAGTAACGATCCTAGCTTTTCCCGGTTTTATAATACGAGCAACCTTACGGGCTGCTTCTCTGCCATGTTTGTCGTTATCAAAACAAATGATAACATTATCAAATGATTCCACAAACTCTATGCTGTCTCTAATATCTCGGACTGCACCTTGAGCACCACGCTTTATCGAAACTGATGCCCACTTCTTATCAAAGATTTCATACACAGCCATTGCATCACACTCACCTTCAGTAATCGTGAGGTACTTACCTCCCTTACCAAAGAGTTGTTCTCCAAACAAACCTGTGCCTTCATAGCCACCATCAACGGTAAAACCTTTTGTACTTACAGTTCGTGTCTTAGTAGAAACAATCTCATTACTATTATAGTAAGGATAGATATGCTTAGCTACTTTACCTTGACTGTCATAAACTACACGCACAGCATATTTCTTTGCGACATTCTCACTGATCTTACGATCTGTTAAGTCACCAAAGACTCCTGTGTATGAGTTTAAAAATGTACTAGGCTCTTTGTGTGAAGCCATGTCTACGATATTCCCATCAACTTCTTGTTGATAGTCTTTGAAGTAATGGTTACAGCTAAAGCAATAGCCTGAACCATCTGTGTTTGTAGATACTGGGTCACTACCTCCGCATTTAGGGCAAGGTAGTTTGTGTTTTTCCCAAGTACTTTTCTCCATTTATTCTCCTCATAAAAAAATGAGGGCAAGCCACTACAACCTGCCCTCGAGTTGTCGACACTATTATTTAGTGTCTTCTTCATCAGCACTGTCCTCTTCAACAACCTCTTCTTCGGAAGCTAGTTCTTCGACCATAGCTTCTTCTGTTAAGTTACTGGTTACTACATTACTGAATACCTGTCCAGACGCATCTAATACATTCCTTAATCTTCCAATAAAGGCAATCATATCTACAGCCTGCTGTGCTTCAGGTGATAACAATCCTGTGTCATAAACCTTAGACGAACCATCGTCTTGATTTATAGTGATTGGTGCACCTTGAAATTGTGGAGTATCTACCATTAGAATTCCTCCCCATCTAACAATTCTGCACCATCTTCAGCTCGGTACTCAACAAGATCAAGTACTTGAACAGCTTGTAAGTCTAACCCTGTATAAGGACCATACTTATTCTCGCCTTCGTACTCATTGAATTGTACTCTTACTTTAGAACCATTACCAACTGAATAATTAACTTCATTCTTTTCAGCATCTAATAATCTAGGTGCTGTACGAACCATTCCATTTGGTCCATTAACTTTTCGTTTGATAACAAGTGATGGACCTTCATCCATCTGTTTGATCTTGTGTCCTCTTGACGCAAAATCATTTGCTGTATCTTCATCAACTACTAGGTTGACTGTGTATACAGGTTCAAATTTGGTATTAGGTGTTTTAATACTTGCCCAATACGCAGTTCCATTAACTACTGCCATATCTTTTCTCCTTTATTATTTAACAGTATTATAAAAACCATAGCTAACTCTTTCGAGTTGGGGCTATGAGCCAGTTGCCCCATCACCTCAGATAACTGAACCAAGTAGCTCCTTGAGGAGGATGGAGATAGAGGGCTAATGCTACTCGGTGACTCAAGGAAAGCCTTTAATATCAAGGTCATGTCTTTGAGTGAGTGCATTATACCATCTTTACAAATCATATGCAAGCATTTTTTCTAAAAAGTTTTGCATACCTGATTGTTCATTTGAATCTATGTATAAATGAAACGTATCTGATGTAGGCATATAGTGTACTACATGTCCATCTTTGTTTTCATATATATCTTTATAGTTTTCTGTACAAAAAGCATTCCATTCTTTGTACTCAGAGTTTGTTAGTCTATAAAATTCTTGCATTTAATTCTCCAATACTTTAATTGATAGCTTACAATCCTTTACATCATCAGTGATCGTAAAAGAATTTATGTATTGTATCATAGCTGACTTTAATTTACTAGGTAGTTTTTTATCAAACCTTACGTTGTCTAGTTTATTATCTAGTATATCATACGTAACAAGAAACTTATAGTCTCTACGCAAAGGTACATCTTTTATAAACTCCCCTAAACTATTGTTTGCTTTAGGGCATACAACCACAGGAACAGGTAGACTAGGAATATGTAATTGTGTTTCAGGATCATACGTTCTTTCCAGTATTTGTGTTTCTATAGGTTCCGGTTTCTCTTTGATTTTAACTGAGGGAGCTTCAACGTATATAGGTTCGTGCTCGTGTCTTTCTAATGCAGTAGCTACATCTTTAATGTTATCCATCATAATATATTGCATGTGTTCAAAGTCTATGCCTACATCTACGATATACTCCTCAATATTTTCAATGGTTGTTTTGTTAGAATTAATTCGTGTATCTAATAATACTAAAGCAGTTTCTAATCTGTCCTGCTCTTGTACTCTGATAAAGATATTTGTTCCAACAACCAATGTTAATAGTGCTATTAATGTTGTTACAATTTTCATTGTCTTCTCCTTATTTTTTTTAATTTAGTTCTCCATTTACTTTTCTTGTAAACTTCCATTGTACCATCAGCATATCTAACTTCAAGCACTCCATGATTTGCATGCAGAGAAGTGATTCTATTCTTTTCAACT